GTGCCGCAGCGTGGAGATCGCGCCGCAGTACGTGGACGTGGCGGTGCTGCGCTTCCAGCAAAACCACCCGGACGTGCCCGTCACCCTGCTGGCCACTGGCCAGACCTTTGACGATGTCGATGCACAACGCCAAGTCAGTAGTGGTAGCGCCCCTGTAGAAACTCGATCCGATCGGCTTTCACCAGATACACGCAGCGGTGTTCTTGCGTGATGCGGCGTGACCAGACATCCGAGCCGAGGTACTTCAGCGGCTCGGGATTGCCGATGCCCTTGAAGGGATCGCGCAGCACCGCCTTGACCAGTTCCAGCAAGCGCTTGGCCGTGCGACGTTCTGTCTCGACCCAGTAGCTCAAGTCCTCCAGAAACTCGGGCTGAAACACCGCGACCCGCTTGGCTTCAGGCTTGGAGGCCATGGTGCTGCTCAAGGGCATCAACAGCGGTCGGGGCCACATCGCCAGCCCGGGCGCGTGCCAAAGCGGCCAGCAGACGCTGGGCATTCTTGGGCGAGCGCAGCAGATGCGCCGTCTCCATCAGGCTTTGCAACTCATCGGCAGCAATCAAGGCAACCGCAGCGCCCGAGCGGCGGCGCACCAGAACCACTTCGCGGTCATTGACCGCACGGTCCATGAGCGCCTTGAGCTGCTCGCGGGCTTGGCTGTAGGTGGTTTCGATGGTCATGGCGGCTTCCCATTATTTGGACAGAGAAATTGTACAACTATGAAACAGCAAGTGCTCGCCGATAGGATCGAACTCTGGCCGACCAGTCGGCTGATCCCGTATGCCAGAAATCCGAGGAAGAACGATCACGCCGTCGAACAGATGGCGGCTGTCATCGCCGAATTCGGGTTCCGCATCCCGATCATCGCCAAGAGCACGGCAGAAGTGGTCGACGGCCATCTGCGCCTTAAAGCCGCGCTGCGGCTGGGTCTTGAGCAGGTCCCGGTGATCCTGGCCGATGACCTGACACCCACACAGATCAAGGCCTTGCGTATCCTCGCCAATCGCTCGGCCACTTGGGCGGACTGGGACGAGGATCTGCTACGGCTCGAACTCGAAGAACTCAAGCTCGATGACTTCGATCTGGCGCTGACCGGCTTTGATGCCGATGAGTTGCTGGATATCATGGCCGGCGATGAGCCCAACCACGAGGGCCAGACCGACGAGGATGAGGCACCCGAGGTGCCGGTCACGCCGGTGTCAAAGAGCGGCGACGTCTGGATCATGGGCGGGCACCGGCTGCTGTGCGGCGACTCGACCGATGCCGCCAGCTACGTGCTGCTGCTCGAAGGCAAGCCAGTGGACCTGGTCTTTACCGACCCGCCCTACAACGTGAACTACGCCAACAGCGCCAAGGACAAGATGCGCGGCAAGGAGCGCGCCATCCTCAACGACAACCTCGGCGAGGGCTTCTACGACTTCCTGCTGGCCGCGCTCGCGCCCACCGTGGCGCACTGCAAGGGCGGCATTTACGTGGCCATGTCGTCGAGCGAACTCGACGTGCTGCAAGCCGCCTTTCGCGCCGCTGGTGGCAAGTGGTCAACCTTCGTCATCTGGGCCAAGAACACCTTCACGATGGGGCGCTCGGACTACCAGCGCCAGTACGAGCCGATCCTATACGGCTGGCGCGAGGGCGCCAAGCGCCACTGGTGCGGCGACCGCGACCAGGGCGATGTGTGGCAGATCAAGAAGCCGTACAAGAACGACCTGCACCCGACCATGAAGCCGGTGGAATTGGTCGAGCGCGCGATCCGCAATTCGAGCCGCCCGGGCGATGTGGTGCTCGACCCCTTCGGCGGCTCGGGCACGACCCTGATCGCGGCCGAGAAGACTGGTCGCAGCGCGCGGCTGATCGAGCTCGACCCGAAGTACGTGGATGTGATCGTGCGCCGTTGGCAGGACTGGACTGGCCAGCAGGCCACCCGGGAGTCGGATGGCGCGCTGTTCGATGATCAGGCCGCCAGCGAGTCCTCAACGATCTCGGCGTAAATCACGAAGCCCGTCAGGTAGGGCAGACCGCGCGGGATGCCGTATTGCTTGCTGGTCAGGCGGCCAATTGTCCAGCCCATCCATTGCTGGGTGGCGGCGTTGATGGCGTCTGCCAGGGGCTGGCCCGCGTGATGCTGGTTGAGGACATCGTCCGCAAAGTGGCGACCGTGGCGGCTGTCGAGGAAGATCTGGACTGATTCGAGGGGCTGGCTGGTGGCGTTCGAGATGGCGGTCATCGCCAGGGGCCAAGCGGCATCGGCTTGCTCGCTCATGCCGTTGTAAAAGCCCCAGGATTCGTTCTGGCTGGCGGGGATTTGGGTGGTGTTCATCTCTGGCTCCTGCTTGGCTTGGTGGTTTGTCGTTTGCGACAACTCCATTAACACGCTGTTCGGGAGTAAAGCCAAGCGTTTTCTGCTTGGCTTTGCTTTATTTTTTGTGCAACAAAGCCACGCTTTATTAGGTGCTCAGGCAATGCGATAAACCCGTTCGCCGCCCTGGGGTTTGTCCGAAACGATGGCCAGCCCGAGCTTCTTTTTGAAGGTATTGGCAAAGGTGCCGCGCACCGTGTGCGCCTGCCAGCCGGTGGATGCGCAAATCTGCTGCACCGTGGCGCCCTCGAGCCTTTGCAGCATCTGAATCACGCTGGCCTGCTTGCTGTGCTCGCGACCACGCTTGGGTGCGGCATCGGGCTGGCTTGGCTGCCAATTGGCCTCTGCTGCGGCCACGGCGGCCTCGATCTCTGGGTCTGTGGCCGGGGGCGGGGCGGGGCTGCCCATTGCGCCTATGGGCGGGAGCACATCCTCTGGCTGGGCCTGGCCCTGGATGATGGCAAGGGCGGCGCGCGTGATGCGCCATTGGCCATCGGCCTGCTCGATCAAGCCGCGCCTCTCAAGACTGGCAATCATCTTCAATTTGGCCCCGCCTTTGAGAGTCAGCAGCGGCTCGACCAAGCCAGCGGCATCGCCATGCGCGCGGGTGATGAGATCGAGTTGGCGTTCGGTGATGGGTGTGGTTTGTGCGGACATGGGTGCGCTCCTGGTGGTGGTGGTCGTCGTCGTTAAGGGTCAGGCGCTGGGCTGGCTGCTTGCAAGGCCTGCTGCATGGGCAGCGGCGCTGTGGCTTGCGGCCATTCCCGCTTGGTAGGCGGCCAGCAGGGCGCTCTTGACGGCCCAGACGCTGACGTCATGAAAGTCCAGCCTGTCGCTGTGGCGCGTGGCCAAGGTCTCGATAAAGAGGTGATCCAGTGCAATGCGTTCGAGCAAGGGTTCGATCTGCTGAACGGCATTGTGGGCGGGGATTTGGGTGGTGTTCATCTCTGGCTCCTGCTTGGCTTGGCGGTTTGTCGTTTGCGACAACTCCATTAACACGCTGTGCGAGGGCAAAGCCAAGCGTTTTTTGCTGGGCTTGGCTTTATTTTGCACCGGAGTGGCTTATGTTCGACACCGCTGAAGCGGCCGCAGCGCGCATCGTGGAGCAGGCCTGGAAACAAGGCCTGGCACCCGATCCCGTCCTCACCGTGGACGAATGGGCCAGCCGGCACCGGGTGCTCTCATCGGTGTCATCGGCCGAGCCGGGGCGCTGGTCAACGGGCCGCACGCCCTACCTCAAGGCCGTGATGGATGCGCTGTCGGCTACCACGCGAGCGCAGCGCGTGGTGCTCATGGCGGGCGCGCAAATCGGCAAGACCGAGGCGGGCTTGAACTGGCTGGGCTACGTGATCCACCACAGCCCTGGCCCGATGCTGCTGGTGCAGCCCACGGTGGAGGGCGCCAAGCGCGTCTCCAAGCAGCGCATCGATGCGCTGATCGAATCCAGCCCCGAACTGGCCAGCCGGGTCAAAGACCCGCGCGCGCGCGATTCGGGCAACACCCAGCTGATGAAGGAGTTCCCGGGCGGCGTGCTGGTTATGACCGGGGCCAACTCGGCGGTGGGCCTGCGCTCAATGCCGGTGCGCTACCTGTTTCTCGACGAGGTGGACGGCTACCCGGGCGACGCCGACGGCGAAGGCGATCCGGTGGCCTTGGCCGTGCAGCGCGCCGCCACCTTCCTCAACCGCAAAATCTACCTGTGCTCGACACCCACGATCAAAGGCCACTCGCGCATCGAGAAGGCTTACCTGGAGTCGAACCAACAGGTGCACGAAGTGCCCTGCGATTACTGCGGGGCGTACAGCCCCATGTACTGGCGCAACATCCGCTGGGAGCACAACAAGATGGCGCAAGCCGCCTGGCACTGTCCGCATTGCGAGGGTGCGCACCCCGAGTACCGCAAACCGGCGCTGCTGGCCAAGGGCCGCTGGACGGCCACGGCCGAGGGCGATGGCAACACGCTGGGCTTTCACCTCTCCAGCCTCTACAGCCCCTGGCTGAGCTGGGGCGAGATCGCCCTAGAGCACCACGCCGCCAAGGAAGATCCGGTGCGCCTAAAGGTCTGGGTCAACACCAAGCTGGCCGAGTCTTGGGAGGAGCGCGAGAGCGAGACCTTAGACGCCGAGGGCCTGATGACACGCCGTAAAGCCTACGGGCCAGCCATACCGGCCGAGGTGGCGCTGCTCACCTGCGGCATCGACGTGCAAGATGACCGGCTGGAGTTGGAGGTGGTCGGCTGGGGCCGCGACGAGGAGTCTTGGTCGATTGATTACAAGGTGCTCTGGGGCGACCCATCGGCACCGGACACTTGGGTGCAACTCGACGCCTATCTGGGCAGCCGCTTCGAGCACGAGACGCTGGCCAATGGCCTGACCATCGAGGCCGCGTGCCTGGACACTGGCGGGCACCACACGCTGGCGGCCTACGCCTTTTGCAAGGGCCGCGAGCGCAGGCGCATCTGGGCGATCAAGGGCGCTGGCGGGTCTGGTGCGGGCAAGCGCCCGATCTGGCCCAAGCGCCCGAGCAAGGCCAACAAGGGCCGGGTCAACTTGTTCACGGTGGGCGTGGATGCGGCCAAAGAGGCGATCTACGCCCGGCTCAAGAAGGAGACCGGTGCCGGGGCGATGCACTTTCCGCTGGATCGTGATGCGCAGTATTTCGAGCAGCTCACCGCCGAGCGCGTGCGCACCCGGTACGTGAAGGGCTTTGCGCTGCGCTACTGGTGCAAGCCCGATGGGCGGCGCAATGAGGCGCTGGACTGCCGGGTGTACGCCTACGCCGCGCTGCACGGCTTGCTGTCGATGGGGCTCAATCTGAACAAGCGGGCGCAGGCGCTGCCGCCCATGCCCGTCAATCGCCAGCCCAGCGCTGGCAACAACGCGCCCGTGACCGCGCCCATGACGCCCAGCCCAAGGCGGCGGCGCATGGCGATCCCGTCGAACTATATGTGATACCGCGCCAGCCTCGCTCTGGCCAGGAGTTCTGCCCATGACACTCGAACAACTCAAGGCCCAGCGTGAGGCGCTGCAGGCTGCGCGCTTCAACGGCGTGCTCACCGTGCGCGCGGGCGACAAGTTGGTTACCTACAAGTCCGACGCCGATCTGCGCGCGGCCATGGGCGATCTGGAGCAAGAGATCGCCAAGGCCGAGGGCCGCGCGCGTGCGCGCAGCATCCGCACCTACTGCAGCAAGGAGCTGTGATGGCCGGCGCATTGGCAAACCTGCGCCGCAAAGTGGGTGCGATGTTCGGCGGCATCGCCGGCGGCTTTGAGGGCGGCCTGTCGGCCCGCCGCCTCAAGAGCTTTGCGGCCAGCCGCGCGCACGTCAATACCTTGATCCAGGCTGCCGGGGCCGACATGACGGCGCGCGCCCGCTTCCTGATTCGCAACAACGGCTACGCCGTCAATGCGGTCGAGTCCTGGGCTGGCAACGCCGTGGGCACGGGCATCAAGCCATCGTCTGGCATCACCGATGCGGCGCTCAAAGACCGGGTGCAGCGCCTGTGGCTGCGCTGGACGGATGAGTCCGACGCCGAGGGCCTGACGGATTTCTACGGCCAGCAGCGGCGCGCCGCACGCGAACTCTTCATTGCCGGTGAGGTGTTTTTTAGGGTACGGCCGCGCCGACCCGATGACGGCCTGAGCGTGCCGCTGCAGCTGCAAATGCTGCCCTCCGAGATGCTGCCCTTGAACCACAATCGGCTGCTGGAGAACGGGCACCGCATACGCCAGGGCATCGAGTTCGACCAGATCGGCCGGCGTGTGGCCTACCACTTCCTGCGCCGCCACCCGGGCGACATCACCGATCCAGGTCTGGCGGGCGAGACCGCACGGGTGCCGGCCGAGTCGGTGCTGCACATTGTCGATCCGGTTGATGCCGGGCAACTGCGGGGCGCCTCGCGCTTCGCACCGGCGCTGGTCAAGCTGTTTTTGCTGGATCAGTACGACGACGCCGAGCTCGACCGCAAGAAGGTCGCTGCCATGTTTGCGGGCTTTGTGCGCCGACCCGAGGGCGGGCTGGGCGGCGAAGATGCCGATGAGCACGACGGGTCGCTGCTGCCGCTTGCACCAGGCCAGTTGCAGTACCTCGGCGACGGCGAGGACATCACCTTCTCGGCTCCGGCCGATGTGGGCGGCAACTACGAGAGCTTCCAGTACCGCACGCTGCTGCAAGTGGCGGCCGCACTGGGCTTGCCCTACGCCAACCTGTCGGCCGATATGTTGAAGGCCAACTACTCCAACACGCGCGCTGCGCTCTTGGAGTTTCGCCGCCGCATCGAAGCCTTCCAGCACTCGGTGCTGGTTTACCAGCTGTGCCGGGCGGTGTGGGGGCGCTGGATGGACGTGGCGGTGCTCTCTGGAGCCCTTGATCTTGAGGGCTACGAGCAACGTCGGCCCAGCTTTCTGGACTGCTCCTGGCTGCCGCCGCGCTGGGACTGGGTCGATCCCCTGAAGGACATCCGCGCCGAGATCAACGCCATTGAGGCCGGGCTCAAGTCGCGCACCCAAGCAATTGCCGAGCGCGGCTTTGATGCGGCCATGGTGGACGCTGAGATCGCGGGCGATCAGCGGCGTGAGGACAGCCTAGGGCTGCACTTTGGGCGTGCGCCCGCACCCGCACCCGCACCCGCACCGAGTCAAACGCAATCAAACCCATGACCGATCTACCTTACCTGACGTCCCGCCTCTACGGCACACCGCTGCTGATTGCAGGCCCTAAGCTCGAGCTCATTTTGGGCGTGCTGGCGCGCAAGATGGACGGCATTAACTTGGCCACGCCGCCGCCGCCG